AACCAGCCTTTAATAAGAAAGCGCAGACCCACTAATAAACTTGTTAATACCGCGCATACGCCAGCCCCAAAGCCAGCCCATTCTGCCGGTGTCATTTCGCATCAATGCCATAATCAACTTCTTTACCGGAAGTAGGATCAATAGCTTTGATTAGGGGTGCAACTAAAGCACCTAGAAGAATTGCATACTCTGGCTTGATGTCGCCAACAATAGCCAAAGCAACAGTTATGCCTGATGCCGCTACAGCTCTTAAATATGACTTAATTGCTGCTTTATGTTTTTTGTTAAGTTTCATATCTTTCCCCCTAGTAGTGGTATATCGAACGCTCTACCATCTTTGTCGCCAGCCTTTGTAAAGCTAACGTGGATGTGTTTTGTATGTTTGTTAAAACCTGAATATTTACGCCACTTAAAATTAAGAATCTTGCTTGCAATCATGCCGTTATGTATTACGTAAGATATGCGCTTATCGGTTTTTGCACAGATTCTGATCTGGTCAGCCAGATAAACCGAGAGCCCTTCGGATGAATCCAGGCGAGAATCAATATCAATGGCTCGCACGCATCCGGTGCTGTCTGGATTATGATCCGATTTTCTGGCAGCATGACGAGCATCGCCCAGCCATCCATTATTGGAAGTGCGCTGATCCGGATACCAGGTAGTAACGGCATCTCTAAGCTCTTCTCCAGCAGCGCATAGCCAAGGTTTCACTATTTTTACTTAGCAATCATTTCATCATAAGTAGATTTCAGCATTGAGGTAAACTCTCCGTTGCCTCTATCAATAATGGCGTGAATTTCAACTTCATTTGTAAGTTCATTGGTGATTTCAATTAAAGTAATATTGTCCATTTTATATCTCCGCACTAACGCCAAGGTAAGCAGTATTGGCATTGTTGTCTTGAAAGTTGTACCACCGGTATTGAGTTAAAACTGCACTACCGTGAGTGTAAAGCACTTGGGTTGCTCCTGGAGTTGATGCAGTTTGAATAACAAAAGTTCCAGTCGCATATAAAGTTACTCCATCTGATATGGCTAATGCACCGCCGTAATCTATTGCATTTGGGGTTGTTCTCATATTAACAGGATTAGCAATAAATAAACGAGCAGTTGTAGTGCCAGTAGCATTACCGCCACCAGCACCAATTACAGAATAATTGGCTGTTGCAGTACTTCTCCAGTAATACCTTTGGCAAGCGGCTAACTCGCCTTGAACAGTTCCCGTTGCGGTTTGGAAAGTCGTAGCCGTTGAGCCTGCTTCAACCTGAACGCCCCAAACATCAAAAGTAAAAGTAGAATTTAATGGCATAACTATTTCCAAACCAAGAAAATTGCCAGTACCTATTGTTTTTCCTGCAATACTTGCAAGAGTTACTGTTGCTGTATATCTAGCCCAAGATGTAGTTGTGGTAAAACTTGCTGGCGTACTACTTACCTGTGCAGAACCACCAGTACCAAAATATTGATTAACTTTTATAGAGCCAGTTAATGCGGCTGCTGATTTTGCGTAAAAAGAAACAGTTATAGTTTGAGCAGCAAATGTGCGTACATCTTCAATGTATTGGTTTAAGGAATTATATGTAGCAAGTGTACCTGCAACAGTTTGCGCCCATCTTAAATAATATTGGCTTTCATATCCTGATACTGGTGCTGTTCCTGCCGTAAAAGTTTGTTGGCTAATTGTTTTTGTCGAACCTATGCCATCAAAACTTACAACAAATCTATCGGCTGTATAAGCAAAACTTGCAGGTGAGGCAAAAGAAGTACCTCTTTGCCATATTCCAAAATCACCGTTAATAATTTTATTTTTGCCAGCAAATAATGTTGGAATATAATTAAGTCCTGTCGTTGCTGCGCTGTCTGAAACTAAAACGCTGCCGCTAGTTCCAACCGCAAGGCGATTGAAAGCATTATCGGCTGTACCAACAATTAGATCACCTTTGGCATCAATAGTTGTTGCCATTGAGTTTGTAATAGTTACATCACCTGATGCACCACCACCTGAAATACCTGTGCCAGCCGTTACAGCTGTTATATCTCCAACCGGTGCGCCTACCCAAGCTGCGCCATCGTAATACTCAAGTGCGTTCGTATCCTTAAGGTATGAGTATTGTCCTTCTTGTGGTGAAGTTATAGCCGTAGTACGAGCTGCGGCCGAAGCAAACACCAACACGCCTTGCATTAAATACCCATTTACATTGTCGGCTGTCAATACTTCGCCTGTAGTAAAAGTCTTAAAACCTAATCCTGCTGCCATTGTATCTCCTTAGTAACTGAGGACATTATAGTCTAAAGTGCCATAAATCGTATTATTTAGGATAAATGCATCTAAAACGGGCTCTAATGTCGTAAATTGGACTTTCCAACTATTTGGTGTGATTACGTTGCGTGTGCCAAAGATCTGCAAGGTTTTCTCTATGGTAGATCCACCTGGCTGGGTGGTAATTACCTTGATCGGATCAAAGAACTCTAGGCCTAGGGCAGCAATAATGCCTGTGTTGTAATTTGGGCTATACAAGTCCAGCAAAATGGAATCACATCTAATGCTGGTTTCTGCACGGGATGCAACATAGGCCTTGGCATAATCGAGAGCTACAGCATCAGTTTGCATAAGCAGGCCATCTAAATAATATGATTGTAAAAAATACTTGTCTATGCTGGCTTGATTACTAGCTACCTGGGGACTACCACCAGTCCGAGTAATTGTTGCTTTGTTATAGATTAACACATCATTTAGAATCCAACTAGCTTCTGCATACGTTATGCCTGTGCCATTATCTGCAAAGGTAACAGGTGTGCCGCCAATAGATCCGGCAGTTACGCTACGGTCTTGGAATACAAATGAGCCAGACCCATTAACATATAAAGCACCATACTCGCTATCCGTAACTGTCTGCATAGCTGCTAAAGATGTTCTAAATGTGCCAGGATCGGCTTGCATAGTAGTTAAACCCGCATCTACATCACGCATAGTCGCAGGCCATGAGATCTGATCTAATATTTGGTTAATTCTTGTGCCTGATAAGTCGCCAGCAGTAGCACCAGTAACAGTGCTTATCTGTGCATTATTGGCTAATTGAAAAGCATCTACAGCTGTGATAGTTGTATAGGCTATTTGATCGCCTTCTTTAGGATAAGTAGTTACATAAGATGTAATAAAACCAGCAAAAATTGGATATGTTACTCCTGAGTAGGTTGCAGTAATCTGCACCTTCTTCATAGGAGTTAAATAGGTATAATAAGGACTAGATGTATTTTGTGGATTAAAAGCACCATTTTGATCTAATATGCGCAAACTCATTGTGCCTGGCTGGAATTGATCTGCTAAAGCATTACGGCCACGTTGTGTGGTTATGCTGTTGATGAGATCTGATACGTCCACAATTACAGCTGCGGAATCTGACAATATGTTAGTACCTAATATGCCCTCGTCCAATATAAATGCCTGAGCAAAACTAGGACCAGTTGAAAAGTTAATTACGGCATTTACTACAGGTACTGCCACTATAAACCACCAGCAGGGTTAAGTATTCTTCCTTCATACTTGGCACGTAGTATACCTTCTTGGACTAATTCGGTAATGCGATTTGTTTCAACAATACCTGGAGTATTTACATTTATTGTAGTTGAACTAGAAGCACCGGGTACAGCCATACTTTGACCACTAGGGTAAGTATTATAATAATTATTTATAGTTGTACCAAAACCTGATTGCAAGGCTTGGCCTGGGCCTTGATCTCCACCTCGGCCTAATAAATTGAGTATGCCACCAAAGGCTTGATATACACCATTTGCTGCACCAGCTAATTGATCTAAAGCATTTTTAGCATTTAACTCTGCTAGATATTTCTTAGCCAAAGCCTCATTATTATCTAATATGGCTAATTGTGATTTTAAGCGTAGTTTAGTTTCTTCATCTGTAGCAGCATTAAGTGCAGCCATTAAACCTATGCGTTCTACGTCAAATTTTTCTCTTAATTGATCTACGGCAGATTTTTTATTAAGAGCAGCCAATTCGGCAGCGCGAGCAGCATTTGTTTTCTTTAATAAATCTGCTTCTTTTTTCTTAGCAATTTCAACACCCGCGCCAGATCCTAAACTATAAGTAAAATTAGATTTAGGTTTAGCGGCTTCGCTAGCACCAAATGAAGCTAATTTGGCAATTAGAGAATTGTTATATAAAAATCCAATAACTTTATCTAAATGCAGTTTAGAAAATATGGCCTGTCCAATACTAATAACTCGACCTAATATAGAACCTAAACCAATTACTACATTAGCAATAGTTGTAGCAACCTTTTCCATAGACGTACCCAATGTGGCTATGTTTTGATCTTTGCCTAGCATACTTAAAGAATCTAATAAACCTTTGCCAATAGTTTCAGTAGCATTAGCAGTAGAAGTTTTTAACACATCCATTTTGCCAGCATAAGTATCTAATCTGGCTAAAGCCTGACCTGAAAACTTTCCAGAAGCCTCATCTAAAATTTTGTTCATATCGCCACTGGCTAAAGTAGTTTTACTAATGCCAGCACCTAATCTAGATAGGGCAGTTGTTTGTCCGGTATAACCTTTAGCAATAGCCGCACTTACTTCTACAACGCTTTTACCTGTACCAGCCGCTATGTCTAACGCAATAGCCAAAGCCTTTTGACTTTTAATTATTGATCCGCTAGCTGTAAGTAAAGTTTGGAATGCTGGTCGTAATTGATCATCTAATACACCAGTCATGTTTTGAAGATTAGCTATGTAGTATTCAATATCTGGAGCAGAAAACGCATAACCAGTATTCTTTAATTGTTGCTCTAATGATTTAGCGGCAACTTCATCTGCCATAAATGCTGCAACGGCTTTTTTGCTAAATTGTATTATTTCAGTTGCTGCAAATACGCCAGCAAAGGTTTTACCTAAACTTTTAACCGATTTATCAAAGGCTGATATATCTTTCTGACCTTTTTTTAATCCTTTGTTATCAAAGGTGCTGACTGCGCTAACAATTAAATTGGCCACTATGCTGCCTTACTTATTTCAGTTTTATTGTTAAAATCAGTAGCCACAGTGTTAATTGCTTTAACTACTTGTGGAATAACTTTATTTTTAGTCTCATCCCAAGCACGGTAAATTACACGGCCTCTTTGTTTATCATAACCCTTCATGCTACTAAGCATCTCAGCAGCAGCATTAAATTGTTCAGGTGCATTAGGGTTTAATGATCCTTCACCCCTTGGCTGGTTTTTGCGGCCTGCTGTTTCAAAGATTGCGCCTGGTGCTGAATTGTTGTAAACATAAAATGCAGCTTTATATCCTGACCGATTACGTTTATTTTGACCTGCTGAATATGCAACCTTCTCTTTGGATAAGGCATAATCATAAGCTGGGAATGCTCTGTAAATATCTTTAATAGTGTCAGCCGATGCAGTGCCTTTACCCCAGCCACTTAACACTTCATTCTGGGCAGGTAAATAGCCACGTGCTTTATCTCTAACAATAAGCATGACTGTTTTAATATCTTTACTCATTTGTTTATTGAGAGCTGGCTCTACATCACGCATAGCCTTTTGGAGTTGTTTAACGCCTGTTACGTTTACTGGCATTTTTAATCTCCTTAGCTCGATCTGATAACACCTGGACTATTGCCCTAAGCATCTCAGAATCCATATCTATAAAAGCCTGTGGCGCAATCCCTGTTTCTACACTTAGCGCAGCTATGTTGTAGATTATTGAATCACGCTGTGTTATTTTTTTTCGTCATCCATTACTTCTACGGTTTCTAGAGAATCAATAAACTCTAGCCCAAAGACTGGCACAACCACATCAGCCCTACGTAAGCACTCATGAGCCAAATAGTAAATCTCTGTTTGACGTTCGTGATCACGTAGGACCTTTGAGATTCCTGCGCCATACTTTAACTCAAAAGCGTACTCGACACCCGGAGTAATCTTATGTTCAGATACTTCTCCGTTAGCCCTTGTTATCTTTAGCTTTGCCATTAGTTCTCCTTATGCTACTGCTACAGCGACTGTGCTATTGCAGGTAAATGTAATGCTTTGTGAAGATATATCGGCTACTGCTCCATTTACATTCTGTAGGTTATTAACCAATACAGATGCAGTGTATGAAGGGTTAGTTGCAGATACGGCGGCAGATGTCTGCTTAATTACGCATGTTACAGTAGTGCCATAAGCAGCACGTAATGTAGGGATAACTGTTGCAGCAGCATTATCATTTAGGAAGTCTAAAGTGATTGTGCTTGCCTCTAAGCCTTTAGTAAACTTATGTGCAGTATCGCCCATAGCGGTTACTTCTAGCTCATCAAATGATTGGTTAATAGTTACAGCTGTTACATACGCTGATAAATCAACGCTGTTTAATGTAACTGAAACGCCATTGTTTAAGAATATGGCCATGATTACTCCTCGTCTTTTTCTTTAGTAGTTGCAGGTTTTGGTGCTTCTTTAATTTGGCCTATCTTCTTTAAGAAGGCTAAGTTTTCTGCGTCTGTGCTCATTTTAACTCCAGCTCGTTAGAATTGATACTGTGATTTCTGACGTTAATAAATCTCCACTTGCCACACTAGCGATAGCTGGAGCGGAGACACTTGATATGTTTAGCACCAAAGATGATGCGTTTAGTTTGTTTAC